AACGCAGGAATCGTGATGCCACCTGCTGCATCAGCCAGCAGCCTGCCCACCCCGTTCGTGGCAATGCCGATCTGATCAGCCCCTGCGGAGTACAGGCCCGTGTTCAGGTCACCAACTGGCGTCAGGCCAGGCAGTGCAGCAGTGCCCGCTGACACCTCAATAACATCGCCCGCAGTCTTAGGCGACAGCGTCGTGCCAGTGCGGGTCCAATCATCTGCGTCGCTGACGGCCTTCAGCTGTGCAGCATCCACCACCCGGCCAGCCGTGCCAGCTGTGATGGCCGCAGCATCAGCTAGCTGAACAATGCCTTTCGCAGTCGCGGTGGCATCAGCAATAGCAACAACCTTGGCCGTATTGGGCCCGGTCACCGTGACAGGTGCAGTCCCCGTCAACCCGCTAATGCCACCACCTGCCGCAATGGAAACGGCGTCGTTAGTTGCCTTTAGCTGATCTGCTGTTACCACCCGCCCAATAGTTCCAGCCGTCACAGCAGCCGCATCGGCCAGCCGGGCGATACCGGCAACGGTCGTTGTAGCAGTTGGCACGAGAGGCGCCCATGCTGTGCCATTCCAGATGTTGACGACTGGCGCCGTTGGCACTGTCGTGTCCACCCACAGATCACCAGCAGCAGGTGCTGTAGGTGCGGTGCCTCCCGTGCTGGTGCCGCTGCCAGCACCCTGCCATGTCGTCCCATCGAAAACCTTGAAAACAGGCTTCGTCGGCACCGTAGTATCCAGCCATGCCATCCCAGCCGTAGACATGGCAGGTGCAGTACCCGACACCGTGATGCCCGCAATCTTGCGAATGACACCCGTCGAGTCCTTGATGTAAGCACCGGGGCTGGCGTTGTTGATATTCAGCGCTATCTCACCTTCCAGCAAATCCGCTGGCAGCGGCGCCTTGTTAGCTGTAGATGAGTGCTTTAGTCGTAACTTGACAGGCATTAGGTAACCTCCTCAGGCAGCAGGGCTGGCCCATACCGGGCTGAGGTCAGTCTATGCCTTCAGAACGTACCGCATGAGATCACTGCATCTTGCAGCGTCTTAGGCGTGACGATCTTGCCTGCGTCAGTGCCTGCATCAACTTCTGCTTGCGTTGCTGGCTTGTCATTGACCCATTGCCCGCCGGTCCCAAATATCAAGCGATCGCCCGCTGTCAGCGCTGTCAGCATGACATCAAGCAAGTCGGCAAGCTGACTAGCCCCACCGCCACCGCCACCGCCACCACCGTTCAGCGTGTCAACACGCACCCAGCCAGCGGCCAGGCCATTACACAGCACCCAGTCGCCATTATCAAAGGCAGCGCCTGCAACAACAGGCGTTCCGTTGCCTGGCGTCGTGCAAACGAAGTAGACACCGCTTTTGCTGTCAGTTGCGGCGGGAAGGGCGTCGCCAATGTTGAAGCCTTCCGTTGCACCAAACTGCGTGACGCCAGTAATCAACCCTGTTGAGGCATCAAACACACCGCAGTAACGCAGGTTCTCTGCACTCAACCGCCCAAAGCCCACCGGAAACCATGAGTTCCCGTTCCACATCCGCAGCTGCCCCGTGCTCTCCTGGAACCACAACATCCCGTTGTGGTACACGTTGGCAGCACCTGGCGATGCTTCCTGAATAAATGAAATGGTGTAATCGGCTAGCTTCTCCTGCGTAATGCTGCGATCTGCTAGGCGGGCAACGTTAAAGGTGCCAGTGTTGATCTGGCTGGCATCTAGGTTGGGAATATCAGTGGCGGCAAGCAGCAGCCCTGCAGTGACATGCCCGCGTGCATCAACCGTCACCTTGGGATAAGTACCAGCCGTTACGCCGCTGCTGCTATGAGACAGCGCACCCGCTCCGTCCACTGTCAAGACAGGACCTGGGACATGAACGGCGCCAACAGTTGTACCCGTCGCAAGCGGCAGATCAACACTCGTCAGCGCCCGCCCGCCAGTCACTAACCCTTTGCTGTCGTAGGTCACGACAGAACTGGTGGCAGCTACTACTGCATTGGTGATCGACAGCTCACCGCCAACGCCAACGCTCAACCCACCGCCTGCTAGCGGAGACACTGCACCTTTTGCCGTAGCTGTAGCAGCTGGCAGGTCTGCAGAAGCCAACGCACGGAACGTTGGTCTGGCCGCACCGCCCGCAGCCGGACCTGCCAAGACAATATTTGCGCTCTGCGCCGCAAAGGCAGCACCGCTTAAATCGCCCGCCAGCTTGGCGGCAGTTACCCCGCCATCGGCCAGTTGTGTCGTACCGATAGCGCCTGCTGCCACCTTGGCGGCCGTGACGCCATCATCTGCCAGCTGCGTGGTGCCAACTGCTCCCGAGCTGATCTTCGGGCTAGTAACCGCACCGTCCACCAGCTCGGCAGTGTCTACAGCACCTGCGGCTAGCTCAGTGCTACCGATGCCTCCAGCGGCAATCTGCAGCCCGCCAATGGTGTGATCAGCAATTTTGGCAGCGGTGACCGCCTTATCCAGCAGCGCTGCCGTATCCACTGCCCCATCAGCCAGCTCTGATGCGGTAATGGCATCAGGGGCAATCTGAGCCGCTGTCAGGCTATTGGCCACTATCGCCCCGCCAGGAATCACCCCGCTCAGCCTGGTGACAACACCAGTCACCAACGCCGCTGGCGTGACCTTCTTGGTCTCTGCCGTGCTGATATCCGCAATCGGCAGCTGATCCAGTGCTGCATCAACGTCAGCCTGTAGCAGCGCCGCTAGCTGCGAGATTCTCTGGTCAGCCACGGGATACAGCGCAGATCAATACGCCAATTCTAGGAACTGCCCTAGGCAGGGATTTCTAGCAGGATCCCAAAGTCGGTCTCTTGCAGCACCTTGTCGTTTGGCGCCTGCTCCTGCAGCAGATAGCCCTTTGCAAAGTCGTACAGCAGCTGGATGGCTCCAGTTGTCACAAACTGGATTTTGCTGTGGATGGCATCCCCTGGCTCCAGCGCAACTGCCACCTCGGTGACAATACAATCGCAGAGGTAAAACAGCTCACGCCTTGCCTCCTCTGGGCTCAACAGTGCATCCAGTGGCAAGGCGTTTGCCTGCTTCAGCAGGAACACCCCTCTAAACCGTGCTCCAATCTCTTGCCGCAGCACCAGCTGATGCAGGTACATGCTCGCTTCAGTCTTTTCGTCTGGGTAAGCCGAGTCGCAGGCGCGGAAATGCGTGTCAAACAGACAGTCCACACTGCCGCTGCCGCTAACCAGCGTCTCAACTTGCTTCTGGAACCCTTCGCCCAGACTCGTTACGTCTGCCACCTCGCGGTTGGTATTCAGCTCCCAGCTGACCGTCTGCGCTAAGCAGTCCTCTGATCCATCTTCCACTTGAACGCTGACGCGGTAACTGCTGCCAGGCACCGTCAAACTCAACGCATCAGCCAGCCGCCCTTTAAGCGCAGCCGCCCAGGTGCGGTACAACCGGATCCCGCCTACCGCATCCACATGGACAAACCACCGCCCATCACCGTGCTGCACACCATCCGGCCATGCGCTAGCAGCGGCAAAGTCCAGCGGCCCGCCAGCAGGCTGCCCCTCTGCATTCACACGCCTGAACCACACCCGGTCGCCTGTGATCAAGCTGGCAACAGGACGGTCAAAGCCAAACCGCCTGGCTGCTACATCTACATCTGACGGCGAAATGGTCGCATACAAGCGCCCGCTAGCAGCCCGAGAGAACCGCAACCCGCCAGCTTCGCCCAGCCAAACTGCCATTAGCCCAATGCCACAGCGGTTAACGCCCCAGTCACCACAAAACTGATGCTGGCTTCAATGATTCCGCCAGCCGAGGCCGAGATTTCTACCTGATTCAGCAGGACGCTAAAACTTACCCGCCTGGTAGACGCCCCACCATCTAGCCGCAGCTCCAGGGTATGGGTCGGCTGGGTTGGTGTTGCCGTGGTCCGCAGGACATCACCCAGCAGCCCGCTAGCAGTGATTTTGCCAGCGTCGTCCTCGTAGTACAGCGCCGTGCAGCTACCGCTAAAACTCTGCACTCCATAGACGTAGGTCTTAGCAAAATCGCCCAGCGTGGTCGTCTCTAGCGCGTCCGCTGATGCGCTCAGGCTCCAGTCGCGCACCTTTGCCACCTTGGCGCCGTCAAGGTACAAGCTGCCATCAATGCCCGTAAACTGCTTCGCCATTAGTCGCTCACCGCTAGCAGGTCAACAGTCACAGTCACGATGCCAGGGGCAACAAAAGCCATGTTAGGCGCCCCCGCATATCGCCAACGGTTGCCCGCTGGCTTGCTAGAAATCTGCCCAGACCCCCATCCAGCAAAGACCTCAGCTGGTGCCTCGAAGGCCATAAACCCACCTAGCTGCCCGTTGTAATGGGCAACAATCAGGTTGGCGTCAGCTTCGAGCAGGTTGGCAAAGGTCAGCGATAACCCCTGCCCCACCATCTGGTTGCCCGTTACCACACGCATTTCATTGCCTGCCATGCCAACAAATGCCTGCATTGGCAGCTGCCCTGCAACCCACGACCGTGCCGTGGGCGTCAATGGCGGGAAGGTACTCATTGCAAAATCACCACATCACCCCTGGCTACATCGTAGGCAACACGGCTAACGCCATTCCCATCAACAGGAAACTCGATGGCATGGACTTCTACCGTGCCCTCCTGTGACTCGCTGAGTTGCTCGATCTGGTAAAGCCCGCTGACGGTGGCACTAGTGCCGTTAGAAGCCTGCGCAGTAACTGCCACCGAGATAATCTGCCCAGGCATCAACAGCGACGCTTTACGCAGTGCCGTAAACGTGATCTCGTGGCTGACATACCGCCGCTTGGCCAGGATGTACCGCGCTGCATAGACCGCATGTTCTGGCGTACAGCAGAACTCAGTCAGGTCATGCTGTTCGTACGGTCCGCTAGCTGCCATCCCTTGATACCGCACCTCCACCGTGCGTGACTGCCCGACAGAACCGGCAGGCTGCTCGCGGAACACCATTACTGCAACAAACGGCTTGCGATCTGCTGCTGGCACCCAATTCTTTTGGTAACTGCCTGCCACGATGTCTGATGCATCAAACGCGGCAACAGGCAAGACCTTCCCTTCGTCAATCGTGCCATCAGCCTTGACTGGGATAGCAGGCATCAGCCCAAACTTGCCATTGATCTGCCGTGGCGACAGCACAAAATACGGGGCAGTCC